GCCGCCTTGCCGCTGCCAGGCGGTTGATCTGCTCCGAGCGCTCGATCGCATTCTCTATACGTCGAAGCAACGCGCGAGCGCGGCGCAGAAATCGCTCGAGCGTCGGGAGGTCGGTCGGGAAGGGCAGAGGCCTGGAATTGCGCACGATTCACGAGCAATTATAGCCCGATTTTTGTGTGCCGCTTGTGTGCCACTTGCGCCAAACTGGGCCAAACTGAGCGATACCCGGCCAAACTCGGCCGAGCGCAACTGGCTCGAAAATCAACAACATATGCGATTTGCATGGATGGGCAAGAATGCCGCGAGCCGCCTTCTAAGCAGAGGGTCGCAGGTTCGAGTCCTGCCGGTCCTGCCATTCCTTATCAATCACTTACAATCCCCACTGATAGCCGGATTATCAATTTCTTGTTGGATCCGCAAGAATCAATCCCCTTCCTTGCGAGGTTCAACCCATGCGATTTCAACGGTTTAGCGATGAACAAGTCCGTGCAATGTATTTGCAGGCCAAGTCCTGCAACGGTGGAAACCCATCTCCACAGGCCACTCATGATCTCGATGAGATCGTCTCTAAAGTGCTGACAAGGCTGGACAAAGAGGATGCTGCGGATCAGATGGGGATCTGGTTCACAACCAAGGACCACTTGTCTGATGGGCATTTCTTCGCCGAGATGATGCGCCGGCTGACGGAGGGAAGGTGATGCGCCTCTATCGCCCTACTTCGACCAAGGCCGGCCGCACCTATACCAGCAGCATCTGGTGGGTTGAGGCGTCGTTTGACGGCCAGCTGATTCGGTTCTCTACTGGAACCAGCGACCACAAAGAGGCGAGGAAACAGGCCTTGATTGGTTTGGCTGAACGCATCCAGGCCGCCCTCGCCGGCGAGGTCAAGACGATCCGGGAGGCTGCCGAAGAGTACCTGTCAGCACTCCGGGCATCCAGGGCGGCCAAGACGGTTGAAACAGCACGGGCTGCATTGCGGCCCGTCCTTGCCGTCTTCGGCCACAAGCTGACAGCGCCTCCACCCTCCTCGGAAGAAATCCAGCAGTACGTCAACAGGATCGCCACTTCTCTCTCTGGCCGTACTGTTCGGATGCGCATCCAGCACCTCGCCCGGGTCTTAGGCAGCACGCCCAAAGCCTTGTGGCCGAAGTTACGGATGCCATCAGAGGTAACGGATATCGGCAGGGCACTCAGCGATGACGAGATCAGCCGCATCCTGCATGCTGCTGACTCGATGGCCGCCGGCAGTGATGGTTCTGTCCAGGTTGAGGCGTCTGATGGGCGTGTTTTCCAGCAGCGCCGGCACTCCAGAGGCGTCCTCATGCCGTGCTATCTCCGAGTCTTGTTGTGGACAGGGATGCGGGCCGGCGAGGCAAAGAGGCTACAGTGGCGTCACCTAGACCTCGACGCCTGCCTGATCGACGTGCCAGGTAGCAAGACCGCAGCAGCGAGGCGTCGTGTTCCGATTGCGCCGACCTTGATGGAGACGCTACTCAGGCATCGTGACTGGTACGTCGAGAAGTTCGGCCGGACAGATCCGGAATGGTATCTCTTCCCCGCCGGCAGCCCTCAACCAGCCGATCCTCGCAAGCCGGTTGCTGATTTGACGAACGCCTGGGACAGCATCCGGGAACGGGCCGGCGTGGAGTGCAGAATCCATGACCTCCGGCACACCTTCATCAGTAGGTTGGCCGAAGCCGGCACGCCGGAGACAACAATCATGGAGATCGTGGGTCATGTTTCACGCGCCATGCTGCTACGCTATAGCCACAGCCGGCTGGAGGCGCGGAGGGCGGCCGTGAGTGCGATCAGGATAGGTGTGTGAAACAAAGAGGGCCAGGGTGACAAGCCCTGGCCCATGACTGTGGAGTTTCACGAGATGAGTTTTGAGTGTCCTACCACAGATAGTATCGGCAGACAATATCAGCAGCGCTATTCCTCTCCCGGTTCCGGCTGCTGAACAATCCTGATCACTGCTGCCATCGCAGCCATCTCAGCCTGCGCCTCGGCCTGCTGCGCCTGCTGGCGTGCCTGGACAGCCTGTTGCCCTGCCTCGCCGGCCAAATCCATCAAATTAACTCCGCGCATAGACAGGATAGGCTTAAGCCAATTCTCCCAGGTCATCTTGGCAAACAAGCCTGTTTTTCCCCCAACCGGCCGCCCTGTCGCCTCCTCCAGCGCAGCAGCATGGGCATCCAGCACGTCCGCAATTTCGGCCGGAATCTCAATCCTAGTCGGCTGTTGCCCTTCTTCCTGAAATGTGATGGTAATCTTTGCCATAATAATCCTCCATTACGGTGCTGTCGTCGTATGAACCCACGTTGTTCCTGTGCCGGCCAAATCCAGGTATTTGTATCTGATTGTGCCGGCGTCATTATAGGCCACTACAAGCTTCGAGTCTTTCATGTACAACACACAATCGCCATTGCTTGCGAGGCCGGAAAGCGGAGGCGTTGACGTGTAGCGCGCCAACCTCATGCCTGACCGCATGTGAAGCAAGTTGTTCTCAGCGTAAATGCGCAGGTCTCCGCCGTATGCGTTGATGTCGTTAAATGTGTCGCCGTAAACCGGGAAGTGGCCAATCAGGATGCTGCGGTCACCAGCCACATTCATGGTTTTTATCGCAGCATATTGGTTCGAATACTGTTTAATCTCCAATGAATTTTGTAAATAGTTGGTCGGTGCGTACCCAATCGTCACCCCGCCCTGGTTTGGGTTCAGCGCAAGCGGCCGTGGATACACTCCGTACTCTACCGCCAGTATCCAACCATACATCACGCTACCAGAGGCTGTGTCGACACCCAAAGCTAGGCGCTTGTTTTGCGATACAGAACAAAGCGTAAGGTTACCAAACTCAGCAGAGATAGTTCTGCTGGTGGGCGATGTGAACCACGCCAAGCCCTTTACGTCGAGTTCGTAGGCAGGATCACTGGAGATGTTGATTCCAAGCCGGTTCGGGATCCTGCTGTACCAGCCGGCATGCAATTGCAGCTGCATGTTCTGCCCATTGTCGAACAGCTGGATCACTCCGCCGGCGCTGTCCTGCGCAATCAACGCCCTTGCACTCCCACCACGATCCAGCCGGAAGCCCTGCCAGTCTGATGTGGTGTTGATGTGCACGGGATGTGCAGGGCTTGATGTTCCGAACCCAACAAAGGTTGACCTCGCAAACGAGATGCTGTCAGACACCCTCTCAAACGCCGCGATTGCAGCGTTCCAGGCGTTCAGCTTTGTGGCAGTTATCTTTTCGCCGGAAACCCAATTTGCAGGCAATGGCATGTTGTTTTCTCCTACTCCGTCAAGTATCTGATCAAGTCCGGCCGGAAGCGATCAAGAGTCATGTCGTATTTCGCGTTGCCGGCTGAGTCATAGCTGATGCTGACATCCTGCACCACATACGACCCTTGCAATCCAACCTCGTCAAACAGCACGCTGACAAGCTGACCTGGGCTGATTCCGGCGCCGGCCAGCGTGGACAGCCTGATCGATTGCGCCGGCCAGGCACGCAGCGCGACCTCGCGGGCAGCCATCGCCTCACACTCAGCCTGGCTGAGGCGATTGTCAAAGATCATGATGCGCCTGAGGCCGTACTGGGCGATGCTGGCCGCATCCTGGGCTGTTGCTTCGATCGCCGGCACAACCGTCTGCCATGAGACAACAAGCTGCGGTTTGTTCGCGCCTCCACTGTCGTAGTCAGCGATCTGGACGTAGTGGCTGGCCGATGGAGGCGAAGAAATGTTCGGATCAAGACAGTACTTGTTCTCGCCTGATTTCTCAATGCTGCCAGGAGGCAGTGCAATTTCCAGCCAATTGCCGGCAGCAGGAACAGATGAAACGTAGGCGATCTGATCGCCTGACTCGTTGGCATAGCTGCCAACCGCAATCGGCCAGTTGACGTTTGATTTGCGGACGATGAATTCAGGATTTCCTGATTTCTGGTTGATTCTCAATCGGAGAATCGCTGACTGCACGGTTGCATTTGCAGGGATGTTCGGGTTGGGAAACCTGATCCAACCCTTTATCGTTTGGTGTTTTGGTGTTGGGTGAATCCAGCTGAGGGCCAGAGTAAAGCTGGAAAATGTCGCGTTCTGGTTGCCCACAGGCTGGTACATCCCCAGCCAGCCGACGCGAACGTAAAGCATCCCGTTTGGCGTGATCCACGATGTCGGCAGCATAACGCTGCCTGATCCAGACGTGCCAGGAATGCTGACATAATCCCCTTGTGCGTCCTGGGTAGAGGTGAATACGTTGTATTGGTCTGCCCTCTCGATGTATAGCGAATTGGGTTCGTACGGATCGTTGTTGACGACGTTCAGATTGTATATGATTTCGGCCGAAGTAATGGTGGCCCCTGCCGGAATGCTGGACAGATCAAAGATGTAGTAACCGCCGCTGATAAAGTATAGTCCGCCACCATATGACTTGATCAGGTCCTGGTAAACAGCGTCAGGATGCAACGGAGGCGGCCAGCTGGATCCGATATAAGCCCTGTGGTATCCCGCGGATGATGGAGAGTGAGTCGTCGTGCTGGTGTCATAGCTGCGGTTGTACGCAACCGTAAACGGCGAAGTGCTGGACAGCGTAAGCCCTTGTGTAGGCGGCCAAGCCGTAGTCGGGTTGCTGGTCACCGTTGCGTCATCTCCGCTTGCCGTGCCTGTCAGGGAGGCGTTGCCCGGCGTGGTGCTGCCTCGTTGGGCCAGCACGGTGACGCTATTTGCCAAGCCGGCCCCGTCGTTGTCAATGCTTAGCGTGCCGGCGAGGATGCCATCGCCGGAGATCAGGCCGTAGGTCTTGCCGCTGTCCTCTGGCGCTGTCCGCTGTCGCCAATGCAGCCGGCCGGCGAGGTCAACGTACCAGGTCGCCTTTACCTGGCCGGCGAGATCACGCAGCACTTCCAGGGCTGATTTGCCGGTGATTGCATAAGTGCTGATCGCCGTGTTGTCAACCACGAATGAGGCATCGTTGGTCAACACGCCGGCACACTGGGACACAACCCAAGCGACAATTGCGCCGGCTGTGGTGTTATTGACGCTGTACTGGTAGATCAAGACTCGCGCCAGGTCTGCAACAACGTCCTGGCAGGAGACGCTGACCGTCAGGTGCGATTGGCCGAGATTTTTTGCAATTTGTGCGATTTTGCCTTTGAAAATGGGTTGGCCATTGTCGCGGATCTCCACAGGCGCAAAGGTTTCTGTGACAGCCGGCAGCATGGCTTCGGCGAGGATTGCCTCGTCTGTGATCGCCTGATCTGTCCGGGGGTAGTCGAGGATGCCGACAGGTTCCAACAGCACAAAGTCAGCCGTGCCGATGCCACCATCGGCAGCACGCTTGATCCTCACACTGCCAGCCTGTACGTACTGGGTGACGTCCGTAGATCCAATGATGATCTGGAGTGCCATATGTCGCCTCGCTGCCTTGTTGGCTTCTTTGCCCTGTGGGCTTCTTTACGCTGCGCCGGCCAACTTCAACTTCTTGCCGATGGCTTCCGTCAGGTCGTCGATAAACTGCTGGTTGCCTACCACGTTGCCATCGATGTTGATTGTTATTTGCGCCGGCTGCTTCAGGTTTGTGGCTATGTCGGCCGTGTTGGACTTGATATCGGCGCAATAGTTGCGGATCTTCTCGGTATGGTCGTTCAGCAGCGTGTCCAGCTGGCCCTCGATTTTGCCCAGCTTTTCGTCCTTGATTTTCACCAACAGATCAGTAAGTCTCCAGTTGTGATCATCCAACAGCCACAGGATGTGGATCACGCCCTGGCCTTCGTTGATGCCAATCTGGGTTTTCCGAGTGTTTTCTTCGATCTTGCCGAGATCGCCTGACAGCATACTTGATCCAATCACGCTGCCAAGGATGGACAGGCCGCCGGCGATCAGGCCGCCCCAAATGCCTCCGAGGCTGCCCAACGCACCACCAGGGCCGCTGCCCCCGCCACCTCCACCACCACCGGGCGCACCAGGGACAGATGGAGTGCCGCCTCCTCCGCCTCCGCCGAAAATGTTGCCAAGGGATCCGGTGATGTTGTTCAGGGCCGGCATGACCAGCTTGTTCAGCGTTTGTTCGACGAAGTTCTCGAAAGCTTTTTTGACCGGATCCAGCGTCTTTTCAATGAAGGCGTTCTTCACGCCTTCAAGGCCCTTTTCGAGGCGCGATGCAAAGCTTTCGTTCGAGTTCAGATCAAACAGCGTATCGGAAATGGTCCGCGACACGCCCTTGAAGAGGTCCTTCACGTTGTCGCCAAACGTCTGAAATTTGCCGTATTTTTTTTCAATGTCGTCCAGCTGATCGATCATCGCCTTGTGGGCTTCCTTGATCATTTTCGGGCTGGCGTTCGGATCGTTCAGGATGGCATTGTATGCCTCGATGATTTTCTGCTTTTTCGCGGCAACTTCCTCCGGCGATGGCAGGCCAAGCGTTCCGTAGATGTCCTTCTTGTTCTCGATCTCCTTTCTGGTTGTCTCCAACGCCTGATACATTGCGTTGATGTTGGTTGTCAGCGTTGGCATGGCCGACTTGGCCAGGTTGTCCACGCTGGTCAACGACAGGCCCATCTGGTCCATCGTCTGCTTCGCCTTGTCGAACGCAGCCTCCATGTCGTTGATCTGCTGTGTGCGGTCAACATAAACCGACTTGCCTTCCTCCATCCTCAACAGCAGGGCGACAAAGGCAGAGAGGGTTTCCTTGATTTCCTCCTTCAGCGCCGCTTTTCTTTGCCGGGCAACTTCCGTTGCAATGGCCAGGTCGTCGAATTTGATTTTGGACTCGTTCATGTCCTTAATCAAATCCTGAACGGCTTTCTTGTATTCGTCCGTTTCCTTCTTGGCCTTCTTCTTTTTGTCGGCCACATTCTCGGCAGCCTTGGCGAGATTGGCTTTCGCTTCGGTCAGGTTCTTGATCGGACTTTCGGCTGCCTTGGCCGAGTCTGTATTTGCATCGACAGCCTTTTTCGCATTATCCATTTCCTGGGCAAAGCTTTTTGCGCCGGCAGTCTCGGTCTCAAGGCCGAGGATTTTGGAAACACCAGGGATTTTCTTGGCAGCCTCGATGAATCCGTCAATGTAGCCGGCGATGGACTTCCATATATTCTCTGCCGTTGACTTGATCCCGTCCCAGACGCTTGAGAAGAACGACTTGATCCCGTTCCAGACCGTTTCAGCCGTTGACTTGATGCTGTCCCAAATTTCACCGACAATAGTTTTGATCCAGTCCCAGACGGTTGACCACGCCTCTGACAGGTCGTCCCAGAGAGGTCCGAGGGCATCCTTGATTGGTTGGAGGATCTCATCAACAGCAGATTTGATGCTGTCCCAGACTCCTGTTACGGCATCCTTGATGGAATTCCAGGTGTATTCCCAGAGTTCTTTCAAGCCATCCCAGGCTGTGGAGATGCGGTTTTTGATGTTGTCCCAGTTGTCGTAAATCCAAACCCCGAGGGCGACCAAGGCCGCCGTCACGGCTGCAATGGCAAGGCCGACAGGGGAAAATACAGCAGCCCCAACAGCGCCAAATGCTGCTGTCAGCAACGGCCATGCTGTCGCGATGGCTGTGATGCTGCTGGCCAGGCCACCCAGGGCAAGCAGCAGAGGGCCGATGGCTGCTGCAAGCGTGGCAGCGCCAACAGCGAATTCCTTCACAGGTTCCGGCAATTTGCCAAACCATTCAGCAGCAGATTTTACGTTATTGGCAACGTCAGTCAGAAAATCAATCAGGCTTTTTGCGATCGGCGCAAGGGCATTGCCAATTTCTGTAAGTGCGAGGTTCAAGTCGTCCTTAAATGTTGACCACTTGCCTGACAGAGTTTTCGATTGTTCCTCCATCATGCCGTGAAATTTCTCGTTCATTCCGGCAAGCAGGGCAGGGATTGCATCTTTCGCTTCAATGGCTTTGTCCTCGACCAGCTTCATGGCCTTGGGCACATCCACGCCGATGGCGTCAGCCAAAATCTGCCACGAAGGGATGCCCAGTTCGGCCAATTGCTGCATTTCCTGCGCTGCAACGGTACCCTTGCCCTGCATCTGGCCCAACGCACGGACGATGCGTTCGACGCCCTCAGCGCCTGCGCCAACGCCGGCTGCTGTGTCGCCGACAATCTGCATGATGGGCAGGAGTTCGCCGGCTTTAAAGCCATAGGCAGTGAGAAGTTGAACAGCCGAAGTAAGCTGTTCAAACTGAAACGGCGTTTTGGCCGCAAAATCCTGCATGTCCTTCAAAAGCTGGTTGGCTGTGTTCGCGTCGCCCAACATGTTGGTCAGGGCTGTCCTGGTTGTTTCCAGGTTGGCGGCCGAGTCCAAAGACGCAGCAGCGAGGGCGGTCAAGGGTGCGGTCACGGATGCCGACAACACGGCGCCGGCTGACATGGCGGCCGATCCGAATGCACTCCAACCCGAGGCTGCCGTGTCGGCTTGTTTGGAGAGAGAGTCCAGCTTGTTCCCGACTTCGGCAACGCCGCTTGAGAATTCCGTTGTGTCGAGTCCGATTCGAATTAGCATGTCGCCAAGGCTGGCCATTCCTTTACCTCCTCGTTCTCGTTACCGCTTTTGCCCATGCATCCATCGCTGCAATCATCTGCTGATGGGTCAATCCTGGCCTGGATTTGCCTGATCTGCGCCGGCCGCCGAAGAAGTCTTCCCAGCCCAGAGGCTTCTGATTTTTGCCCCGATGGATGTTGTAAAGAAGCGATGCAATAATTCCAGCGCGATAGTTTTCAAGGTCTTGTTGGGCTTCATATGCCCTCCATAACGCCTCGAATTCCTCGAACGTCAGATCCCAGAAATCTGAGGGCGACAGCCGAAGCTGTGCAACGGCTGCCGCCCACATCGTCAACCAGTCAATTTCTCTGTCGCCGGCAGAGTGTTCTACTCCACCGGCGTCTGAGGGCGGCCGCCAAGAAGCCTGGCGACCACACCGGCCAGGGTTGTCAAATCGGCCGGCAGGAGATCCTCAAACGCCTCCAGGGTCATGGTGCTGCGATCCAGCGCCGGCAACGCCTCGTAGAGGAGGCGCCCAACGACGGTATCGCCCTCGGCGGCCATTAGTTGCTGAATGCTTTTGGCCCCGCAGGCCTGCATCACGCGCCGCAAGCCGCCGAGGGTCAGCCGCAAGTTGTACTGCCGGCCATCGATCAACGTGATCGTGATCGGATCAGTTGGGGTGGGACTCATTCGTCTTCCCTCCTCACGAACCAAACACGCTGTCCTGGTTGGTCAGGCGGGTGACGTCAGTGTCGCTGAATTTCAGCGTAATGCTGACAGTTTTCTTGTCGTCCATCGGCGCTTCCAACTTGAAACCCTTGATCCAGGCCTTGAATTCATAGCGGGTGAATTTGCCGTTCTGGCTTTCCGGAATTTCAAACGCCCAACGGGCAATCGTGCGATTGGTATACAGCGTATACAGCCCGGTGTGGGTCGTATCGGCGTCGTCATACAAAAAGCTGAATTCGATATCGCCGACTTCCTTCAGGCCCGGAATGCTACGCTTCCAGCCGTTGGTGTCATGGCTGGTAATATCAACTTCGTCATAGCTGATTTCCGGAGGGGCGAATTCCGTGATTTCCTTGATCCTGTTCCAAGTATAGGGCGCGGATGCAGTTGTCGTGTAACCAATCCGAACGCCCTGTCCAATTCCAAGTGCCATGTTTTCAAACCTCCTAGGGGTTTTTCATGGCCTTGGTAGTATCCGGCTGTTCGGCAGGGCGCCGGATTGTGCTGTTATTGTTGGGCTAGGCGAGTGCGAAAATCGTTGCCTCAATCGAGGCGGTATGGATTTTCAATGTATTGTCGTAGTCCACATCGAGGCTGCGGACGTGGATGCTGATGTCGCCGCGCCGACCGTGAAGGGCGCGTGCTACGGCTTCGGCGAGGGCCGAGACTTGGGAGTGTGAGGCAGCGTAGGCAAACACTTGATAGTCGTATTCCAATCCGGCGATCCCATCGTAGGACGTAGTTGGGCGACACGAATTGCTGCCGTGCAGGATGAATGGCATTTGAGGCGCAGGTCTGTCCTGGGCGACATAGATGCGATTGCCAGCGATGGAAACTACAGCCGGCGAGGATTCGAGGATGGATTGAACGAGGGCTGAGACACTCATCGCGATGCCACCTCCTCAATCAGGCCGCCAAGACGGGACTTCAGGAATTCGATCAACTGGGGCCGCACTCGCCTGATCGCCGGCGCGAAGAAGGGACGAGGCCGCATCTTTCGAGTCCCTTTTTCCCACATGGTCGCTAACGACATGCCCAACAATTGGCCCTGCTGGATCGTGCCGGCCGAGACAAACTGCTTGCGCTTTCGGCGATAGCGCACTCGTGTATAAGACGCCTTGGCGCGCCATTCACGATAGGCATGGGCGTAGGGCCGGCTGCGACCTCGCAACTTGATGCCGGCAAGCTGGCTGATCGTGCGAGATCCGCCGGATGAATACTTGCGTTTTGAGGATGTCGCAAACAGATCCTTGTAGACGTCAGACGGTGTCCGCACAGATCGGGCTGCTGACTCGACCTCATCCCGAACCATCTCGGCCGCCTCGGATGCGATCTGCCAGAGACGATCACCAGCGCCGTCCATTTCGCCGGCGATTGCCTTGACCTTATCCATAATCTCCTTGAGTCCGGAGACCTCGAGGTTTCTCTTTGTCAGCAGCCGTGGCATCATGCCTCCTCGACAACAGGCCTGCAATACAGCTGGCAGTACGGCCCTTTTTGGTCAATCCCCTCGGTAATCGCCACAATTTCGTAGCGCCTCATCGTGCCTTTGTAGTCGGTTGTCAGCCGGCATCCTTCATCGCAGTATGTCGGCAGTTTGGCCAGGCGCACATACAACATGTCCCTCAGGACTTCACCTCCGCCGGACACAGCATCCTCGCCAAGGTCGCTTCTCGTCGTCGCCGGCACAACCCACGCCCACAACAGCGCGAAGTCCTGCCAAACAACCTGATCCTCGCCAGTAGCCTGGCGCGATCGTGTGGGTCTCCACAATGTGATACGCCGGCGCATCTCTCACCTCATCGCTGCCAATGGCATGGCGCAGGATCGCAACAAATCCCTCACCCCGTACGGCGCATCCGTCACCATCCCGCCCTGATCCCTGCGGTTCCACCAATGGCCCACCAGCAACAGTACGGCCGCTTCCTCGGCCGGCATCAATGCGGCTGGAGTGATCGTGCGCCAGTCGATGACAACATCGCCGGAGATAGGCTGGCTGAATGCAAGCACTCCAGCGCCAGCCCAGACATCAATCTCTCCAGCCGGCGCAGTGACTCCGTTTACTGTGACGGTAATATTGGCGCCATCCAAGGTTGGGCGTAATACAATCCTGTCCACACCTACGGAATACAGGCGCGTCTGATACACCTTGCCGATGTAATCCCGCCCGGTTTGCGCCTCTGAGTAGTCCAGGGCCGCCAGGATTAATGCCTTGATCGTCATCTCGCCTTGCGCGTCTCCGGGATCCAGAGATATCCCGAGATAGTCGGCAACGGTAGAAACGCTGACAGGCAACGGTGCTGTCGGGCTGGCAATGCCGAGGCAGGTTGTCATCTCTCCGTCTCCGTTATGTTGTTTGGCCCCAGCCCGCCGGTGGGCTGGCTGGGGCCGTCATGGTTGTTGTTCAGTTGGTGGTATTTTTACGAATTGAATTCTCCGTACACGAACGCTGCCGGCTTCATCACACACAGCGCCAGACGAACCTCGCCGCGGATCGAGATCAGGCCCTTCTGGAAGTTGTCGGCGTGTTCGGTGCTGATCTCGATGGACACAGTACCCTTCTGCCGGATGACGCTGGCCGAGGGGCTGAGAGTGCCGACCAAGAAGCGGTCAGTGCCCATGCCCGGCGAGGCGATCACGTTGAGGCCGTAGATCTTCTCCAGGTTGCCAGCAGGCGAGAAAATGTAGGCGTTGTTGCTGTCTTTTTCCCTGGCAATCTGCCACAGGTCAGCCGGATTCAAGACAACCACATCCGGCTGGGCAACAGCAGCGCAAGTGCCGGCAGCGCGGGCGATGGCGTCCAGCATCTTCTCGCCAGCGCCGGCCGTCTGGTACACAGCCACCTGCGAGAAACCAACCAGGTTCGCGCCCGCGCCATCGCCGGCGATTAGCTGGCTGTCGATTGCCGCCACAAGGCTGTCAGCGATCAATGCCTGGATCTGCGCTTCGAGGCCGGGGAGATCCTCAAGCGTCTGCTTCGAGGTCGTCACCATCACGCCGACAGACCGCAATGGCAGTGTCACTAGCGTGCTGGCGGGATCGCTACCAGGGACGGCCGCACCCTCAGCCGTGGCAGCAGCGCTAGGCACAGCAACCCGCGCAAACTCGACAGCGCCGGCGTCGGTGGGAACCACCGTCAACGACGAATACAGCCGGCCCGCAGCCGTGCCAGCCCCAAACACACCCATGTGTTCCTTGGTCGTGCCAAGGTTCGTGCTGGTCAGCGCCTTGGTGTCCAAGGAAATCACGGCACGGCCGGAACCCTTCCGGCGCAGCAGGGCGAGATCTTCGGAGGACTCCAGAAGCGATTTCAGCGTGATGTTGCCGGCGTTATGGGCCGACTTCTGGCTGGCATAAAGGCCATCTACCATCTCGCCGATCTCGTTGACGCGGGCTTCCAGCTTGTCGATGCTGGCCAGCTTGGATTTGGATTCGTGGACAAAAGCCTTGATGTCGTTCTCAAGGCCGTTCAGGACGTTGTTCAGATTTTCCATTTTTTTCTCTCCTTCTTCCTCCTCAAAGGGAAACTTGATTTGTCAGCAGCAGGAGTTTTGTCCGCAACGCCGACAGCCTGATCGCCAAGATCGGGCTTTTGATTTCTTCATCCAGCTTTCGCGCCTCATCGACCGCCTTGACCTCGGCGATCCTGGCTTCAGGGTTGGCTGGCACAGCAACAGCGCTGACTTCAAGAAGCGTGCCCTTGCTGATGATGCGAGTGTCTCCTTCCCACTTCCATTCAAGTGGCAGGAAGCCGATGGAGAGGCCGGCAATTGCACCCATCTTCATCAGCGTATAAGTGTCACGGCCAAGCGAAGTTTCCAGGGCCAATTGGCCGATGCACTCAATTCCTGTCGGCGTCTCCTGCACATCCACGACGCCGATGGCATGTTCGTGTTCGTACAGCAAGGGCAGCCGGGATTTCGCAGCGATTGATTCGGCAAACGTCCCAGGCATGACGATATCGCCGGCCAGGTCTTTAATGCCGTACACGTTGGCTGTGCCGGCGAAAATGCCCTGGTCGCCAACCTCTTTAATTGTCAGGTCAAACGATTTCCGTTCCATCTCAATCTCCTGTAGTATTCTCACTCTTGCCGGCCGGAAACACTTGCATGTTCACAGGTATGTGGCGAGTATCTCCATCCGGAACAGCGTCCATGTTTTCCATGCGCCTGACTTCGTTCACTGACAGGACGCCTCTGTCAAGCAGGGCCGAATATCCCTTGGTTCGTCCCTCATAATCGCCTCGGAGTAGGGCTGAGAAATCAAACTCCGCGTAGTACTCTTTTCGTTCTTGGGATGTCAGCAATTGCCGGTGGATTGCCATTTCCCAATTGCGCGCCCAGAACAGCAAGCAGTGTTGGATGAATTCAAGAGACTGGTGTTCGATGTTTGAGAATGTAGCGCGATCAAGTTCTCCGAGGAGATGCAACGGCACGCGGAACCATCTGGCGATTTCGGAGATCTGGAATTTCCTCGACGTCAGAAATTGGGCGTCTTCCGGTTTGATCCCGATTTGCTGGTATTCAATTCCGCCAGTCAGCACAATTGGCCGGTGGGCGTTGTCTTGATTTGAGTATGCAGCATCCCAGGCTGCGCGGAATGTTTCGAGATCCTGTGGATTCCGAAATCCGGCAGGGTGCCTGAGAATGTATGGCAGCCGGCCGCCGGATTGGAAGAACCTCTGGCCGTATTCCTCCATCGCGCCGGCGAGGGCGAAGGATCTACGGGTCAGAGAGATGATGGATTGCCCAACGATGCCATCGCCGGGGCCGCGGAGATGGAAGATTTCAGCCGCCGGCCTGTCCGTGCCGGCGACCCTGTAAATCAGCTTGCCGGCGTCGTCCCTACGGACGGAAACCTGATCGGGATGCAGTGGTCGGAGGGCGATGATTCGGCCGCGAGGGGCCCTAACCACTTCAGCGTATGCGTTGCCGTGCAGAAGCACAGACAACTGCATGTAGTGCCTGAAATCCAGGGCTGACTGATCGGTATTTGGGGCGTCGTGAAGAAGGGAGTAAAGAGGATGGTCTTGCGCCCGCTGCCGGCTGCCGTCTGACAGCCTGCGATAGAGGTGCAAGGGCAAGAACGAGATCGGATCAGCGATCGCCCTGGTGCAAGCCCACACTGCGGAGATCGCCAAGGCCGGATCGGATGCGCCGAGAGAGATGCCTCCGCCCGGCAGGATGGCGATGGGCACCCATGCTTTCTCCTGCCGGCCGAAAATGCCTGTGATCTTGTCCCAGAGGTTCTTCATAGCACGATGATTCCTGGTTGCCCAAATCCTGTAGTATCAGGGGCCCCCACGCCTCGCCGGCCGGAACCAGAGATGCCAACGGCCATGATTGCGGCCACGATGCCGTCAATTTTCCTGTCGGCCGACGCCTTGCGCGGGTAGATGTTGTCTTTCGCGTCAACATGGCATACCGTGTTGCCGGCCATCCATCTGAGGCACGGATCAGGCGCAATTCGGATGCGCCTGTCAGCGATGAGGGCTTCGAGATGTCGCATCGCAGGACTCATGTTTTGCACGGTTTGCCGATACTCCATCGCCTCAAGGCCACGATCCCGCAAGTGTTGGGACAGCTGTGCTGATTGGTAAGGGTCAAGTGCAACGCCGCGCACATCCAGCCTGCCGGCGAGATCCAGCAGGTGCCTCTCGATCAGGTCAATGTCCAGGGCTGCGCCTCGTTGCAGTGTCAGCGTGCCGGCTGCGGCGAATTGTCGGTAATGAGGTTGTTTTTGTGCTGTATTTTCAGGTGCGAAATGTTGGGCCAACAGATAGTATTTGTCGCCATCGTGCGCCAGGATTGCCAAACTCGCAACGTCAACCCTGGTTGCCAAGTCAACGCCGATCCAGCAAGGCATGTTGCCGATGCTGTCGAGTGTGAGTGATTTGTCGATGCAAGCATCCCATGCTGACATATCAAGCCAGGCCGAATCTGCCGATTGCCATACGTTGAGATGCTTGGCTAGAAAATTGTTTTTTGCTGATGGCGTTGCTTCGGCCCGATGGGCTTTGTCGCGCAAGTCGTCAAGCGATACGGTGGTGCCAAGGGAAGGGTTGGCTTTGATCCAATTCTTTTCATCTCGCCAATCATCCTCGACGTCGATCGAGTAGATGACGGCAAAGTGCCGATCGTTTTCCAGCCGATCACCAGGTAAATCTGTATAGGGCCGGAGAACGGAGAGAGAGTATTGGAATATTTCATAGCCAATGCCCTCGGGGCTTGCGCCGGCCGTTGTGATTGCGAAAATAAGAGGTTGCCGCCTTGCGCCTGTCGCCGACATCAGGACGTCCCAGACTTCTCGCGTGCGATGGACATGGAGTTCATCAACAATCGCGCAGTGTATGTCGAGTCCCTCCAGCGTCCTTGCGTCAGCGCTGAGAGGCATCATCTTGGACAGGCTGGGATGGTGAATGATTCGATGTCTCTGCGCCTCTAACTTGAGTGCCTTGGCCATCTGCGGGGATCGCCGTACCATCGCCAATGCTGCATCAAACACGATGCGGGCTTGATCGCGGGCCGTGGCAGCCGTATAAATTTCTGCCCCCATTTCCCGATCGGCGCACAGGCAGTACAGCGCAATCGCCGCGGCCAGCGTACTCTTACCGTTTTTTCTGGCGATCTGAATATACGCTGTCCTGTAGCGCCGGTTGCCGGATTTGTCTACCCAGCCGAAGATGGATCCAAGCACAAAGTGCTGCCAGGGTAGCAAGCCGAGGTTTTTTGATGCCCCTTTTGTGTTCGGCAAGCTGGAAGCAAAGAGGATGATACGGTCCGCTAATGATTCATCGAATCGCCAGGGATAGGTAGGGGATTTGCTGGCTTCGAGATCGGCAAGGTGGCGCCGGCATGCTGCGATTGTCCATTCGCCGGCAACGATGCGGCCCTCCGCAACATCAAGGGCGTATTGGTGGACGGGATGCAGCCCTTTTCGTCTTTTGGCGGCCATAGTTTTTAATCCGCAAATTCAGCCCAAATGCCAAGCTGTTCGTCTCTATCGCCCTGCCTCGGGCCGCCGATCAAGCCGAGATCGCGATAGATGCTGCGGATCTCACGGCTGCATGACTCGGCGACCCTGACAGCTGGCGACAATGCAACGCGGCCGCGCTGGTCCAGGACATAGATGCCTTGCTGCGCGATGATTTCCTCAGCCTTGCGCCTCCGCGATTCAAGGGTGCAGGCGAGGATCACGAGATGCGCCACCTCATCGCGCCACAAACCGCAACGCGCGAGATGTGTGGTGAGGTCTCGCCAGGTCTCCGCAGCGACAGGATCAGATGAGATCGTCACTGGGACATCTGCCGGAGGATCACAGGGCTTGCCGCGTCTGGTGGAGATTGGCCCGGATTTGCCCACCTATTTGCCCTCCTCGTGCGTGCCGGCGGCCGGCTGCGGCCCGGCGGCCAACCGGCCCTCGCGCGGCGAGAGGGCGCGGCCGGTCTCCGGCGCAAAGGGGCCAGCTTTTTGATGGCCTATCCCCTTATCTATCAATGTCTTGCGGTTGTGGCAGGTTTGGCATAGCGGCTGCAAGTTATCCAAACAGATAAACAGATCCCAATTGCCGCAGTGATCCACGATGTGATCCACCACCACAGCTGGAGTGTGCTTTCCGGCGGCCGCACACCACCTGCACCACGGTTCGGCTGCCAGCACCTCGCGGCGTAAGGCCGCCCAGACCTTGAGGCTGTACCACTTACGCCAGGGCTGCTGTCTATCGCGGTCCTTGTCTTGGCGTCGCCAAGCTGACGGACAAGGGTCTCCGACAGGATGGCCACTCCGGCAGGTTGGGCACCACCTTAGCGCTTTCACGCCCATGTTGCCTCCTCCCTTGCGGCCACTGTCGCCACTGCTGCCATCGCCGGCGGCCGCCACGGGGCCAGGTCCAGGGCGACCGGCTGCTGCCTCGGGGCTGGGTTCTGCCTCGCCACCGCCTCGAACCATCGCAAGATGGAAATGAGTTCGCCTTCCCGCAATTGCCGGCAGGGCACGGTGAAAATGCCGGTGCCATCATTGAAAATTACCTCGGCGTAAATGGCATCTTCTATTTCGCCGGTGCTGGAGTGCAATACCGCAACCACTGTGCGAGGCTTTGCGGCCAACCGTTCCAGTGTGATCCTCTGCCCAGTTGACATCTGCGCCGGCCGGTTGTTGACGCAATGCTTGATCTCGATGATCAAATGCCAGCCGTGTCTCTCAAAGATTGCATCAATGTCAGCGAGGGCGACACGATCATTGCCCGTGATCTGTCTCAATGTGGAGTTCACAGAACTAAAATCGGCCCTACGCAAAAAGTGTTCGATTGAACGAATATGCGAAAAGGCAGTGCTGCTGGTTGTTGCCATTGCACTGCCTTAAGTATCCAGGGCTGAAGGAAAATCAACTACTGCCGGCGAAGAAAATTTTCGTGGGCGAATTTCTTGAAATCACGGTAATCGTTGGCGAGGTCGTCAAGGCGTTTTTCAAAGTTGGCAAGCTGGCTATCGATTGACTCCTTGAGTGCCTCAACCTGGGCGTCCAATCGATCAATCCGGGACATCATCTCGCCTCGCAGCTTTTCAATTTGCCGGCCGGAGGATGCTGAAATGAAAGCCACGGCTGCCAATATGCCGGATTTTAGTGCGTCCCAGAGTACCGGCGTTACAGATGAAACGATGTCCGTAAGGGAGTTATGATTCTGCAAGAGGTCAGCAGGCATTATCTTGCCCTCCGAACGATCAAGGCGATGAGGATAAGGCTGCACAGGGTGATGATGATACGGCCGATCGCGAGGATGTGTTCTGCGTTCATCGCAGCCTGTAGTATCTGCTTTACGGCCGGCTGGAAGTGCAAGGGTTGCCGGGGGTGTGTGTCTGCCGGCCGAGACGCCACCGCCTCTCCCTGTGGCTGTGCTGCCTCGCCAGGCTACCATGGACGCCAAGGTTGGCCCGCAACGGGCGGGCGGCCCCTGTCACCACCACCATCCCTGACCATAGAAACAACGCTTCCGGGTTTCCGGGTTTCCCGGGTTTTTTGTGGCCCCTCTCTACACACACACAATACTAAAATTTTTTCCCACGCGTATGCATTAGAAAAAAAACCCGGAAACCCGGCAACGCGACGTAACCTATTGTTAAGCAAAGACTTAACTTCCGGGTTTCTTCAAACAAAAACCCGGCAGAAACCCGGAAACCCGGCAGAAAACCACCCACACCCACCCACTTGCGGACACGAAAAAGGGGCGACACCAGCGCGCCGCCCCTTGCGTTGTGGATTCTGGCGTGTGGGGACGTGTTACTCTTCCACGATCCTCCATTCAGAGGTGTTGGTGTTATGGTTTACGCCTTGTCGCAGGCTGAACCCTCCGATTTTGACATTGGCCCACCGCATCAGGTAGCGACCCGCCCGCCGCCGGTTGAGGTTGCCGCCCTCAGTCAGGTGATCCAACGCGCCGCGCAATGCCTGTGATGTATGCATCGCGGCTGCGATATCGGCAACGGTAAATGATTCCACGCCGAACACGTCTTTCAACGCGCGGATGGTTGCCGAGAATTCATCTCTGGCCGGATCTTCTGCCCTCAGCGCCTCCATCGAGTCACAGATGTCCACGCCGGTCAGCCAGCACAGGCTTGACCGCACGAGGTCACTCCAGTTATCAAATCCGGCTAGTCTTGGCAACACCCCAGGCTTGCCGGCCGCAATGTACGCCAACACGATTGTCATGATATTGGCGAGATACTGCGGACGGTTGTCCAACGCATGGCGCAACGGAGAACCCGAGAATTGCCGCAGTTCTGGCCGTTCTTCGGCGGGTGATAGCCGGATCGGGATTGTGCGTCGAAGCAGGTCTCCGGAGACCCTGACATTGTTGCCGGTGGCATAAATCGCCGAGGCTGGTGTGACGGAGATCATCTCGCTTCGGCCAAGAGGTCGCAGGCGTATCTCTGACTCAGAAGAGATCGCCTGACACAGGATGTCAGACTCCAAAACTCCGGTAATGTTATCAAGACACATGGTTTGGGCTGGAGATAGCAGCGCCGCTGTAACTCTCTTGTCTAACTCATCGCCGCTTGCGCCGGATGCACCAATCACAGGTTGGCGCTTGCCTGTCGCGATTGCGCCGGCGATCTCGTATAAGTAGGTCTTGCCGCTGCCGGCTACCGGTGCTGAGATGAGGTGCATCGGGCACGGGCCTAGGGATGGACGTAACACTGCCGTCATGATAGCGGACGTTGCTGAGATGCTGTCGCTGTACTCTGCGAATGGGAAATCTTGCAACAGGGTCATCAGCGATGACAGCGCCTCCACGGCGCCCTGTTTTGTTGGCTGGTTTGGGATCGTGATATCCGGCACTCCCGCCATCAGCATCATGCTGTCGGCGTCGTAGCCGTTGCCACAAGCCACACCGCCATCTCTGCGTAGTAATGGTGAGGCCGAGACGCCACGCAGCTGGCGGTAACGCCACTCGCCAACACGCGCCAGCATCATTGCCGGCAGGTCCCTTGGCATGTCGCACTCTATCTTCACTGCGCCGAGTTTTGATGTCTTGACTTTGTAGAACCGAATATGCTTGGAAATCCGAAGTTTCAGGTCGTCTGCGCCAATCTCCCGGATGTGTAGTGCGCCGTCGATCAGCGTGGGCGCAACGAGGCGGCCACCTTGCTGGTAGACATCGCAGTCTGGTTGTGATGCGAGGATCTCCTCGCACCCGTCAGCCAGGGCCGCGATGTCGCCCACCGTGACCTCGCACTCCACTCGCCCACGGTCCCCCCCAACGTTGGCGTTGTGGCTTGTGATGTTGCTGGCAATGCCCAACCAATTCAACGCGGCCTTCAGCGCCTTCTCAGGGACCAATTCGGCCAGAGTCGGCAGGCCCGTCACATCACCGCCACCGCGGAACCTTGTATATGTGTGCGCAACTTCGGCGTCCGCCTGATGTGTGTTTGCACCAGCGCCCCAAAGGCAGCGATAGACGGCGCGTACGAATTGTGCCGCCTCCTCCTCCGTCCAGCCGGCCCGCGCAAGCACTCCCGCCAGCGCCAGAAACGCTTGGTTACGGCTGCCCTCTCCGGGCCAGTGTCTGGCTAGTAGCGCCGCAGCAGCCACACGCGCCACGGCCTTCGCCAGCACGTCTGTCTGCACCGCCGCCGCTTGCGGGCCGCACCCAGACTCGAACCGGATTAACTCCCCACTTGGGTGTGTAGACGGTGGCACCACTGACTGCGCCCCAGACTCTCCACGGCGCGACAGGCCACGCAGTTCGCACAGGCTTGCGCCAGTAAGCGGGCATTTGTATTGCCGCGTCGCCGGAACAGGGTCGCACGCATACATGGCGTGCGAGGCAGGCTTTGATTGCCGGCCGTAGCGGAAGGGAGTAGGTGGCAGTAGTTCTCGTGCCGCCTCTACCGCTTCGGGCGCGTCCAGGTCAACGTCTGTCAGGCCGCCCACGCCAAGGATCAGGCCGATGTTCTGAGGCTGCCCGTTGAAGTAGCGGCCCACTTCTGCCAGTGAGATGCGGAGTTTTTGCCATTCTGGTGTGTTCGGGTTCTTTTGTCCGTGCGGGATCGGCACCGGCGCAAAGCCGGCATGGATGTACGCCATTGCGGATTCATACGGTTTCGTCATTCTGTCTGTCCTCCGCAAGCGGCTTTTTTTCCGGCTGCATCGGAGGGCGAGGGCCGGCGTTGATCCGGCCCCCGCTGAATGACGCAACCGGATTTTCCGCTTGCGGGGCTTGACTAGTATCCGCGTCTTTCCGGTGGCCCGCTTGGCCACGCAGATTATTTTTTCTTAATCTTCACTGATGACTGCGATAGGACTCCCTGTTGATGCCAAGAAGGGGCCGGCCAAGCCGGCGAGGGCATGGCGACAACATTCCCTAGAAGCACGAGGTCGCGGGATGGTGTAAACTCAGCCTATGGTGGCCGGCAGGGTCGGACAGAATCAGCCAAAATCAGGAAGAGAAGTCCGACTTTCGTCGTTCGCCACAACTGGTATGACCAGTGCGTCAAATTACAGCAGTAATAGTCGCACTGGCATATCAGCGTTCTTGTCAAACCTTGTGGATCCGACAAGAAATTCCGACATCGGTAGGATCTGTAAGTGGCTGGAAAATGAACAGGTTGCAGGATGTCACCGGGTGGTGACAGCAACTTCTAAGCAGAGGGTCGCAGGTTCGAGTCCTGCCGGTCCTGCCAATCTTTTCAGTAACTTGCTGAGACCAGCCCGAACCGCTTGGGATACTTCTTGGGATACACCATTTCGGACTCAGCCTCGAGG